TGTATACATGTCCAACGAACTTTACAGCTTTAGTTAAATTATTACTAGTTAGTTCAGGGGCAGGTGGTGACAAACAAGTTTCTGTTCAGATGTTTGACAATTCAGCATCTGCATATAATACTATAGTTACTGGATTAAGAATGGAATCTAGTTCTATTACTAATCTATTAGATGGAGATCAACTAGCATTACATAGTGGTGATCAGTTAGTAGCTTTTGCAGGAACTGGGGCTACTAGTAATTTTACATTAACAGTATCAACTGAGGAATTTTTTGATCCTCTAAGGTAAAGGAAGATATGGGGCTAATATTATTTTTTATAATTGTAATACCAGCATTAATAGTTGGTGTAGTAGAAAATGTTATAATGAGGTAATTTAATGGCAATTAATACAGGCACTAAAAAGAAAAAAACTAAAAGTAAAGTAAATGAATCTGGTAACTATACGAAGCCCTCTCTACGCAAAAGACTATTTAATAAAATTAAGGCAGGTGGGAAGGGTGGAGCACCTGGACAATGGTCGGCAAGAAAAGCCCAAATGCTTGCTAAAGCTTACAAAGCTGGAGGGGGTGGGTACAAAAGTTGACATTAAATGCTAGAATCCCTAGAAAGAAAGGGCAACCTAAAGGATCTAAGAAACACTCTGACTTGTATACAGATGAGAATCCTAAAGGTACGATTAAAGGTTTAAAGTTTGCTACAGAAGCTGATGCTAAACGTAGTGTTGCAATTATTAAAAAAAGTAGTAAAACTCATGCACATAAGATACAAGCAGCAATAGCAATGGAACAAAGAGCAAAGGTAGCAGGAAAATTAAAAGCTGCTGCTGTATATAGAAAGTTTATTAATGCTATGAAATTAAAAACTAAAGAAAGAAAAAAATAGTATGGCAATATTAAGAAAGCCACAACGTCAATTAAAATCTTGGACTAATCAAAACTGGAGGACTAAAAGTGGAAAACCTAGCACACAAGGCAATAAAGCTACAGGAGAAAGGTATCTTCCAGCTAAAGCAATTGCTAGCTTATCAACAAAAGAATATGCAGCAACTAGTAGAGCAAAACGAGAAGGAACTAAAAAAGGCAAACAATTTGTGGCTCAACCTACTAAGATTGCCAAAAAAACAAGAAGCTACAGAAAAGTAACATGAAAACCTTAACTGAAAAACAACAAAGATTTCTTGATGTCTTATTTGATGAGGCAGGTGGAGATGTTGTTAGGGCAAAAGAGTTAGCAGGGTATTCCCCTAATAACTCTACTACTGAAATCATTAAAACAATTAAAGAAGAAATAGTTGAAGCTACTCAATTGTATATGGCAAGAAATGCTCCTAGAGCAGCCATGTCAATTGTTAGTGGTATGGTTGAACCTACTGAGCTTGGTATGAAAGATAAGCTTACTGCTGCTAAAGATTTACTAGATAGAGTAGGACTTGTTAAAACAGAAAAACTACAAGTAGAAGCTAGTAATGGTTTAATGATATTACCACCAAAGGATAGTGATTAACTTTGTTAATTTATAATTTTATAAAATAAAATATGAGAGAGAAGCTTCCTGATATAGGCACTTGGGTTTTACCACAGCCAAAGGAAGCATATGATGATGATTCATTTGTACCGATTCCTTATTTAAAAAGATCTAAATATATACCATTTGGATATAAGATATCGGAAACAGATCCTGATGTTTTAGATCCTATACCACAGGAGCTAAAAGCTTTAGAACAGGCAAAGCAGTATATAAAAAGATATTCATCAAGACATGTAGCAGTATGGTTAAAGAAAGTTACAGGAAGATATATATCCCATACAGGATTATTAAAAAGAATAAAAGATGAAGGAAGAACCAAAAGGAGATCTCAAGCACTTAGGGAATGGGCCAGAAGGCTTGAAAAGGCAATCTCCGTTGCGAAAAAGTACGAGAAAACCAAAGGCTGTAAAGAAACAAGTACAAAAGAAACCCAAACCCAAGCTGAATGTACAGGATAAGTTTGAAGATATAGAAAGTTTAGACTTATCTGAAAAGAATGTAATATTTAAACCTAATGTTGGGCCTCAAACTAGATTCCTAGCAGCAGGTGAAAGAGAAGTTTTGTATGGTGGAGCAGCAGGAGGTGGTAAATCCTATGCTATGTTAGCCGATCCACTACGTTATATGGCTCATCCACAGTTTAGTGGGTTGTTATTGAGGCATACAACAGAAGAATTAAGGGAACTGATTTGGAAAAGTCAGGAAATGTACCCTAAGATATACCCAGGTATTAAGTGGTCAGAAAGAAAAATGCAATGGGTAGCTCCAAATGGAGCAAGATTATGGTTTTCATATCTTGATAGAGATGAAGATGTACTTAGATACCAAGGTTTAGCATTTAGTTGGGTAGGATTTGATGAGTTAACTCAATGGCCTACACCTTTTCCTTGGAATTATATGAGATCAAGGATTAGAAGTACTGCATCAGACCTACCTGTATATGCTAGAGCAACAACAAACCCTGGTGGCCCAGGTCATTCATGGGTGAAGAAGATGTTTATTGACCCTGCAAAACCTAATGAATCATTTTGGGCTACAGATATAGAAACAGGTAAGACTTTAACGTATCCAAAAGGACATAGTAAAGAAGGAAAACCTTTATTTAAACGTAAATTTATACCAGCAATATTATCTGATAATCCATACCTAGCAGAACAGGGTGATTATGAAACAATGCTGCTGTCATTACCAGAGAATCAAAGGAAACAACTGTTAGATGGTAATTGGGATGTAGCAGAGGGTGCAGCATTTACAGAATTTAACAGAGAAATACATGTAATTGAAGAAGAATCTATGCCAGGTAGTTGGACTAAGTTTAGAGCATGTGATTATGGATATGGTAGTTATTCAGCAGTACTATGGTTTGCTGTAGCTCCTGATGAACAGCTAATAGTTTATAGAGAATTGTATGTTAGTAAAGTATTAGCTAAAGATTTAGCTCATATGATACTTGAAGCAGAAGAAGATGATCATTCAATGCGATATGGTGTACTAGATTCTTCATGCTGGCATAAAAGAGGAGACACAGGCCCATCACTTGCTGAAACTATGATTACAGAAGGTTGTAGATGGAGGCCATCAGATAGAAGTGGGGGTAGTAGGGTAGCAGGTAAGAATGAAATACATAGAAGATTACAAGTAGATGAGTTTACAGAAGAGCCAAGATTGGTTATAACTAATAATTGTAGAAATTTAATTGCACAATTACCAATATTACCTTTAGATAAGAATAATCCAGAGGATATAAATACTAAGTCAGAGGATCATTTATATGATGCTTTACGATATGGAGTAATGAGTAGACCTAGATCAAGTTTGTGGGATTATGATCCTGCAACTGCAAAAAGTTCTAGCTTTACACCATCAGATCCTGTAATGGGATATTAAGGATATTAAATGAAAGAAGAATTTACAACAGATAAACAAGTTATTTTAGAAGATAAAGAAAATGACTTACCTGAAGATAACATTGCTAATGCAATGATTAATTATGTTATGGAAAAGTATGTTAAATCAGAAGATTCTAGAAGAATAGATGAAGAAAGATGGCTTAGAGCATATCGTAACTATCGTGGTATATATGGCCCTGATGTACAGTTTACTGAAGCAGAAAAAAGTAGAGTATTTATTAAAGTAACTAAGACTAAAGTATTAGCTGCATATAATCAAATAACTGATGTATTATTTTCTAACAATACATTTCCATTAAGTGTAGAACCTAGCATATTACCAGAAGGTGTAGCTGAATCTGTGCATTTTGATCCTAAAACACCTAAAGGAAAAGATAAACCTAAGATGGCTCCTATGGCTAAAGGTATGGATACTTTATATGGATATGCTGGTGATGGTAAAAAGTTACCAGCAGGAGCTACCATTTATTCTTTACGAGAAAGATTAGGTGGATTAGAAGATGATCTATCAGAAATAAAGAATTTAGAAGAAGGTACAGGAGTAACCTCTAGTTCTACTACATTTTATCCAGCAATGATTGCTGCTAAAAAAATGGAAAAGAAAATTAAGGATCAATTAGATGAAAGCAACGCATCTAAGCAATTAAGATCTACAGCATTTGAAATGGCTTTATTTGGTACAGGTGTAATGAAAGGCCCATTTGCAGTAGATAAAGAATATCCTAGTTGGGGTGATGATGGAGAATATAATCCTAGTATTAAAACTGTACCATTTACATCTCATGTAAGTATCTGGAATTTTTATGTAGATCCTGATGCTGATAATATGGATGAAGCTCAATATGTTATTGAACGTCACAAAATGAGCCGTTCACAATTAAGAAGTTTAAAGAAAAGACCTTTCTTTAGAAATTCAGTAGTTGATGAAGTAATTGATATGGGAGAATCTTATTATAAAAAATATTGGGAAGATGATCTTAATGATTATCAAGTTGATAAAGGGGTAGATAGATTTGAAGTGCTAGAGTTTTGGGGAGTAGTAGATACAAAACTCTTAGAAGAGAATGAAGTTGATATACCTGAAACTTTAAAAGATGTAGACCAGCTACAAGCTAATATTTGGGTATGTAATAATAAAATTATTAGACTTGTACTTAATCCTTTTAAGCCAGCTAAGATTCCGTATTACGCAGTTCCATACGAACTAAACCCATACTCTTTATTCGGAATAGGTATCGCAGAAAACATGGATGATACTCAGACTTTGATGAATGGTTTTATGCGTATGGCAGTTGATAATGC